GCCGTGAACGCACCAATACTAAAGCAAGTACCAGTAGTAGAGTCAATAGTAGAAGAACCGCCAATATTGATAAACGCACCATAAACAGTTCCTGAACTTGTCATACTAAATACGACAGCAGCAGAAGTAGTTAACACTGATGGGTTAGCAGAAGTAGCAGAACTAAATACTGGAGTCTTGCGTGTACCAGAATAGGTAGGAGCGTTAGATCCACCAACTTCATACCAACCAACGTGACTAGCCTGTGTATCTGTGTAAGCAGGAGTAAATGTGTTGCTAGCGTTAGCACCACCTAAACCCATCACAACAGCACCACCACCTGTGTTAGCGAAGTATGCGTTCAATAAACTTTGACGACCAGTATTAGTAGTCAAGTTCTCAATAACGTCGTTCCATTTTTCTGTACCATCAGAACCGATACAAGTAAAAGTGTATACGCCTGCTAAGCCTACAGACTCAACAGAGCCTCCGCCTAGTTCTGCAGTAGCACCTACAGTATCACCAAATTTTGCGATTTCACTGCTCATAAAAAGCTCCTAACTTATGCGAATAATAGCGGTGTTTGCAAGGGCCGCTGGAAAATAAATGTTAAATGTCTGGTTGTTTGTTGCAACCGTACTACCAAAATTCAATACCGCAACTGACGCATTATTAAAGGAACTATTATAAATCAAAGCTCCCGCAGCGCTAATTGTAGACGAACTCCACGCAGTATTGGCAAAAGAAATGAATGCCACGTTACCCGTGTTGGTAGGGGTTTGAGTTACAACTAAGGTGTTTCCACCAGCCGTATAGCCAGTTCCATCGGCTTCTCCTGTAGAGATGTACTCTGTTGTGGAGTTACTAATGCTGGCAGACCCCTGATATAAGGCAATTTTGAAAGTATTAGCCGAAAAGTTATGCTGCGCATTTAAGAGCTGAACTTTAAAGGAATCGGTCTGACTTTGATAGATAGGCATTAAAGGACCTTGACTCTGGCTTGACCATCACGATAAGCATCACCACGCTCAAGACCATCACCGAGGCGCTTGAGTTGAGCCATAGCTTCTGTGTACTTAGAGTTGTACATAGCAATCATGTCAGCCTCACCCTTCATGTAGGTGTAAGCCTCAACCAATGTTCCATACAATAGAACAGGACTGTAGTTGTCACCAAGCCATGAAGTACCAGAAGTAACAATTGACTCTGGATAGTAAAAATAATGGAGTTCTACACTGTAATTGGCATCAGGAGTCGGACCCATAATGAAAGCTAGTTCATTTAGGTTGCTGTACTGTGAACCAAACAATGCGTAATAACGTGGTAATCCTGTAGCTGTTGGGCTTGGATACGCTTGGCGAATATAGTTAACATCCTTATTTAGCAAGTATTCGTAAGAACCATCCGCTTTAATTACCGCCATGGAAAAAGTAGACAGATAATTGTCTGGGCATGATAGGTATGGGTTGCCTGTTGTAGCAGTACCAGTAACGTTCTTTCGCAAAGAAGGAATCTGCACCGTATTATAAATACGCTCTTCCGCCTGCTCAATGAAGGTGTTAATCTGAGTGGTTACATTAACCGTACTCGTATTACCACCAGACAGCTCTACAAACGTATCAGGAAAGATATTCTCTGTATACGTCTGTACTTGCTGAAATAGTTCTGCGTAATTCATTAACCCATTGGTCCTCTAGATTTGATGCCTTTAGTTGCAGCACCATAACCACGCATAGTAATTCCATCAGTCTTAACATCGTCACGATCTGGATCACCTAAGCTAACACGAGCTGCTGGCTTTCCTGGCTTGAAATCACCCGCTACTTGGCGAGTTGGATCAGGCTTACGGCTAACAGATAGCATTGCATCTTTTGCACTCATTGCAGTGCCTTTCATAGTATGCGGCTGAGCGTAGACATCAGCACTGCCTACCTCTTTACCCATAACTTTTTTAGAAAATTTAGCCATGATTACCCCTGATTTTTTGCACGAGCTAAGTTACGGCCAACAGCTTTCATTGCTGCTCCAGTAACGGTAGATGCACCTTTTTTGCCTTTGCCAGTTTGAATGGCTAAGGTTGGACCTGTATCGCCAAGGTTTTTACCTTTGGTTTTACCAGTTTTTGTTACGCCGTCTGCTGCTTTTTTGAATGTCATAATGACTCCTAAGTTATACTAACCGTTACTGTACCCACTTGTCCCAATGCAATCAAGTCATTTTCCGTTAAAACAGTATCAAACAACCTTGCACCACCTACCGGATTCCAGCCCCATTGAAAAATCCTACTACCCATATCTGGATTTCCTAGACCATCTGGACCAGTTCCACCATTAATATTAATCTGTAAACCATTGGTACCAGACTGCCGATAACTTACATCAGGGCGTGGATCCCGAACCGCCTGCGGATCGTTCACTGGATACATACCCAATTGTAACTGAGGTTGATCGGGGTTCCAACATGATTGACAAACTTTAATCTTGAACGGCTTGGTCTTTACAACTTCTGTTCTAAGATCCGAAAGCTTGTACCTAAAACCACATCGGTCACATTCCGCAATTGCGTACTTACCTGATGCAAATTGATTGGGCATATCTTACCTTGCGTAGAACATATTCCGAGGCACAAACCGGATCGGAGCTTTCTCTCTGTCCTCCTCAGCCGCCAACCTAAATTGCTCCTCATAATCCATCTTTAACATAGGAATACGGTTCATATCTACATCAGGAAGCTTGGTGGATAACTGATAAGCAAGTCCAGCAACCATGCAAGGAATAAAGCGAAATGGGATATCTTGTACATATATGCCAGATCCAGCATCTTGGATACGGCGTAAGCGGTAGTACACAAATGTATATTGGCTTCCAGGCGAGTTAGGCGTAGGCCATACGTTAATACATGGCAGGTTCTGTACAGTAACTGTAGCGTTAGCTGTATGAGCTGCAGCAGTAGTTCCGTTCTGACCACGGGCGCAGTTGATTAACTGGTTTCCGTTAATGTTTGGATAGCTAATTGTCTCGTTATCAATCTTGATAAATCCAGAAGAGGTTAAACCGCTTGTAGAGGTTAGATCAATGGTTGTGGCAGTAGAGCTTATATTAGCGCTTAAAAGGGCGTCTGAGAGGTTTTCTTGACCTGACTGACGGTTGATGTACACCTGAATCGGTCGCCCCTGTGCGAGCTTATTAGGCAAGCTCATGTAGGTCGGCTCTGCAATACGGCTGATATTAATGTCTATTTGGTTAGAAGTACCGTTATTTTGGCGGATAACCATGTCCATAAGGTCAATGGTATCTGCTGGGTATGGGTACATAGCCTGTCCTGTAACCATTGGAATAACGCCCTGTTCTACTGTCCAAAGGTTAATACCACGGTTAGCCCATTCAATGGTCAATAGGTTTAAAGAGCGACGGGCGGTACGGAAATCGTATCCAGTACGCAGCTCTTTGCCGCATCTCTCGAATGCTTCTTCGATTAGATCATTTACATCTAGATTAAATGCGGTTGTTCCAGTTGTTGCCATTATTTTTTCTTCGCTGTTTTAGCAGATTGAGTAAATGCCGCTTTAGTAGGCGCACCCTTAGATCCAACAGGACGCATCTTTTCACCAGAGCCAGCAGCAATACGCTTTTGCTTCGCATGAATATTTGCATATAATCCTGGTTTAACTTTCCCACCTTCAGCAAACTGAGTAAAGTCCGTGTTATCCCTGCGGGGTTTCTTAGTACCTTTAGGCATTTTAGAAGGGGCGATATCACCCATACCACGAGATGGTCTCATGCTCTTGTCTTTCCACGAATACAGCAACCGTCAGCACGTTTAGAAGCGGATGATACTTTGCCGCCTTTTTTCATGCCAGTAACATTGCCCATAGTGTCAACAGCAGGAATATTCTGTTCGGTTGTGCCAAACATTTCATATTCACGTTGCTTTTCCTGACGGATTCCACGTTCTTTATTAGCCTTGTAATAGGCTTCACGCTTGACCTTCTCTTTGCCTGTTTCTTCGTATGGCATGATTAGCACATCCCGCCAGATTTCATCTTAACCATTGTGCCTTTGGTATGACCCTTAGTAACGCAACCGTCTGCACGAGTTACACCACCTTTAGCCATTTTATGCATTGATTTTTCGTGAGCTTTAACTTCTTGCTTAGCCACTTTTTTCATCATTGGCATATCTTGTTTAATATCGTCGTGTTTCATAAGTCCACCTTCTTTAAAAGTTTTGCCTTTATCGGCGTTGTTAAAATCTTTACCTACTGACTGTGGTACTCCTACCTTTTTAGCAAATGCAGGATTATGCGCAATAGCTGCCATAAAGTTATGCTGCTTCTTGCTGGTACTAGGCATTACTTACTGCTCCAATACCCAATAATTACACCAATAATTCCAGTAACAAGACTAACTCCACCACCAATTGCCATTAATGTTTTCCAACCACCTTTAGCTTCAGACAAAGTTCTTTCAATGTTTTGGAGAGTAGTTTTAATTTCAGCCATCTCCTTTACCATTTTATCCATATCTTCTTGTAGATGTTCAATATTACTAGCGTGGGTTGCTAATTCTCTAGCAGTTTCAATTGCGTCAATACTCATTTTAACATTTCCATCGGGCTAGTGAAGCCGCTTTACGAGTAGGTTTACCCTTCTCGTCTTTCATAGGTCCAGGCATACCAGACATACGGGCGCAGAAAGATTTCTTCCTTGCTCCGCCTTCTGGTTGTGGGGCTTTCAAATTACTTCCTGTTGCTGCATTATACTTTGCACGGCCTTTAGCTGTAAGCCCAGCGCCTTTAGAAGCTGGTAGCTTTTCACCACGTCCAATGGAAAGAGATGGGGTCTTCTTAGCCATAACACACCGTTGCAGTTACAGAAGATCCACAACCTACAAAAATACCATTAGGGCAATAAATGCCTTCTCCTGGAATCTTGATAGGCAGACCAACTGTATTATAAGTATCAATCTCTACAGCAATACTACTGTATGCCGTAACGTTACCGCTTGTAGTAGTTGATGCAACATCTGCACAAGTAAAAGTATTATCTCCTGTGCTTGTAACAGCATATACACCATCCCGTCCTGTTCCAGATGTGAAATCTAAAAACACCCTTTGCCCAGTAGTAAAACCATGATTTGTCATGGTTACTGTAATGGTAGTGCTTGGACTTGTACGAGAATACGTACCAGACTCATTTACTGTTGGATCGCATACAGCGGTGTTTCTTGCGGACACAGTTCCACTTGTCACCGTAATAGACTTTAATCTTACAGGTTCTTGCGTTGCAAGAAGCCCTGTATTAGTTGCATGAGCCGATTTGACATCGTATTGCATCATGGTCTATTTTTATCCGTAAAAAACAGTCGCACTTACATTAGCAATTGGCAGTACAGCAGCTAGACCTTGTGTAGCAACAATACCTTCGCCTGGAATTAAAGTATAAAAAGCAGTTCCAGAAGAAGAATCTAATTCCATAAGAATATTAGAATACACTGTTGCATTACCATCAGTAGTTAATGATGCTGTAGCTATAGTAAATGTATTTGCCGTTGCGTTTGCCACGGTATAAGCATCGTCTTGTGCTGTACCGCTGGTAAAGTTAATAGCAACTCTAGAACCGTTTGACAAGCCATGATTAGCACTTGTTACTGTGCAAGTTGTTGTGCCTGGAATATCATACGTTCCAGTCAAAGACCCAGCAGTATCAACAAAGCATGAGTTATAAGTTATAGATGCAACAGGGGATAAAACCACGCCTTTTAAACGTGTTCGCCCGTCATAAATAAGTCCTGAACTACTTGTGTGATACGACAGTACATCGGTTTGCATACCCATAATTAATCTCCTAAAGATTTAAGTGGGGGACGAATCCCCCTAGATTAATTAAACGATTTCTTCGCCGTAAACACCATCGACTACAAAGTACTGGATGATGCCTGTAACTGCACCAGCGTTTGCACCACCAGCAGCGGTAGTAACAACAACTAAGTTAGTTGCATTAGCTACCAAACCAATAGAAGCACCAGAAGTTGCAGTAGCAGCGTTAAATACTGTACGAGCAGCAACGTTACCAGCAGCAATAAAACCTTGTGGTACGTTTGTGCCAAGAGTAGTAGTTTGACCAGGACCTACACCAATTAAAGGTGTGAAGCCCATGTTAGCTGCAGAGTTTCCACCAACAGCATTAGTAATGATAACGTCTGTTACCACTGCATTAGCAGGAAGAATTAACGCTGGAGCGCCAGAAACTGAAGAAACCACTACGTTGCCAGCAGCGGCTACGTTAGCGATATAGAAAGGGGCAGCCATTTGCATAGTGCCAGCGAAAGCGGTGCGAGTAGAATCGCCACCTGTTGAACGCCAAATTGACGAGGTAGTAGCTAATGCCATAATAAATTGTCCTTACATACAAAGATCAAGCCTGTTAATGGTGTATGCCTCTGCCGGGACAGTTTAACAAGCCGGTTTTCCCGGTTTCTTGAATATTACTACATTTACAGGGAAGTGCAAGCTTTATAAAGAAAAACCCCACCGGGTAGGGTGGGGCTTTCTTGTAGCTGGGGGGCTTTGATTAAGCGCCAGCAGAGCCAAACATTCCGAGTGGATCAGACCAACCGAAAGAATAACGC